ATATGCCGTTTAGATTTTTACCTTGTTTAGTGGCGGGCCTAGCGTATTACATTGCTATGAAGACTCCCGAATTGTCTGACAGGGTAGTAATGTTAAAACAAATTTATGACGAGCAGTTTAGTTTAGCTGCTGGTGAAGATAGAGATAAGACTTCAGCTAGGTTTGTACCGCGTATTGGGTATCCCTAATGAAGAAGTTTGCTACTGGCAAGAAAGCGTTTGGCTTCTGTGATATATGTGGGTTTCGTACTAAGTTACACAAAATGAAAGAGGTTGTGGTCAAGCGTCAGGGTACTAATTTACTTGCTTGCCCTTCGTGTTGGGATCCAGATCATCCGCAGAATATGCAAGGTGAGTATCCTGTAAACGATCCAGAGGCGTTGCGTAACCCACGTCCAGATCAAAGTTTGGGTGCAGACTCTGCAGATACCAGTAGTCGAGCGGTAGATTGGGGATGGAATCCAGTAGGTTCAGGGCCAAATATGGCTATAGAAATTAAAGCAGGCACAGTTACGGTGACGGTAGAATAATATGGCACAAACAGCGGCGGACATAAAAGAAAATGTAGAAACTATCACTGAGATGGATTTTACTAACTCTCAGTTAAATATGTTTATTAAACAAGCTGAGCAGAAGATTTATGGGTTTATCAAAGATTTACCTATATTAAGGAAAGATACAACTATTGGTTTTAACAGAGCAGCAACCTTACCTACAGATTTGTTGTATATACATAGTGTGACTCAAAAAACAGGGACGGACGGTGTAACTCGCAAAGCGCTTATACAAAAAGATTATGATTTCTTACTTGAAGCATATCCTTTATCTACGGAAGAAGTGCCAGACGGCGTAACTGAGCCAGAATTAAAGTATTACGCCCTAAATAGTAGCGCTACCGAGGACTATTTTGCTTCACGTATGGTGATTAGTGTTGCTCCTAAATGGAATGCGACGGTTACATGCCTTATAGAGTATCAATATCAGCCACGTTCTATAGTAGATACTGATGGAGACGAAGAACAACCGTGGTTAGGCACTAATTATGACTCAGCTTTGTTGAATGGTGTACTAATTGAAGCTGCACGTTTTATGAAAGCAGAGCCTGACATTTTGCAGTTATACGATCAACAATATACGTTAGCCATGCAACAGTTAATGGACGCTGTAAACAGACTGGATAGTGATTCATTTAGACCTAAAGCCGCTCCAGCACAACCATTAACGGTACCTGCTCCAGCACAACCACCACAGAGACAGGGGTAATAAATGGCTATCTCACAAGTTTTATGTACATCATTTAAGAAAGAGCTATTAGAAGCTACACATAACTTTAGCGCCGGCGCTCATGGGTTTAAGATAGCGTTGTATACAGATGCAGTTACGTTAGGTGCGGATACTACTGTGTATTCTGCAGACAATGAAGTGTCTGGCACGAATTATAGTGCAGGGGGTGAAGTAATTACAGCTACTACAGTATCTAGTGGTGACGGTGTAGGATTTGTTAATTTTTCTAATGCTACTTGGGCAAGTAGTAGTTTTACGGCTAGAGGTGCATTAATATATAATACTAGCGCAGGTAACAAAGCGGTTATGACATTAGACTTTGGTGATAACAAAACAAGTAATAACAGTACGTTTACGGTGGCTATGCCTGCTGATACGTCTACTACAGCATTGATAAGGATTACATAATGAGTACAACTTATACATCTAATTTAAAATTAGGTAAGCCCGCTTCAGGTGATACTGGTTGGGGTAATGTAGTAAATAATGAACTTACCGACATGATTGAGCAAGCCGTAGTTGGTTTGGCTACTGTTAATACTTGGTCTACAAACTCACATACGTTAACAACTGCTAATGGATCTACGTCTGAAGCGCGTTGCGCAATACTACAATTAACTGATACAGGTACAGCGCTTTCAGGTGCAGGTACAGTTATAGTGCCGGGGGTTACAAAATTATACGCAGTTATTAATACTTCCGGGCAAAACATAACAGTAAAAACTGCTAGTGGCTCGGGTATATTGGTTAAAAGTGGCAACCAAGTAAATGTTGTATGTGATGGTACAAATGTAGTAGAGCAAGATACGTACAGTAATAACCTAGTAGCTGCTGCTATGCAATCGGATAGCCTAGTGCTTGCTTCAGGCGCAACAGTTACTGAGATTGCTGATGAAGATACTATGTCTTCTAACAGTGCTACAAAGTTAGCCACTCAGCAATCTATTAAAGCGTATGTAGATACTACAGGTAGTTTACGTAGGTCAGAAAGATTCTATCCGTGGGCTAGCGCTGGTTCTGGTATTAATGGCACGCAGCCCGTTTCTATTAGCATAGCAAATGACGCTACTGCTACCGTAGGCACATTTGACTTGTATGGTAATAGTCGTACGGTGTTTCAGGAACTAGATTTATCTATAACGGGATCACTTTCTTTCAGCGGAACTTCTAGCATACCAGCACTATCTGATTGTCAAGTTCGCGTACAACGCAAATCAAAAGGCACTGGAGGCGTAAGCATTGGTGCTTGTACGGTTGCAGATGCTAAAGTAGGAGGCACTAATTCATATTGGTACAGTTTTGGGGTAAACGGAGATCAAACAGGTAAGATAGATGCTTTCAGTTGGCTTGATGTTGCTACGTCTGACCCGATTGGAACATATAAAAGAAAGATTCAAAGCGCTACTTATGACGATGCAACAGACAAAACTACTATTGTTTACGACAACGGGTCTTCTGGGCAGGGTAAGTTTAGTTCTACGGGTTCTACTGTGCAGGTTAGTTCTTCAGGTTTTGAGAGTGTAGGGAATTGGGTTACTGCGGTACCATTTGTACCAGATCAATCGACTGAAGGTTTAAATGAGACCTTTACTATGTCTAGGTTTGTTCATGTAAACAGTTCAGGAAACCCTTTAACTACTCAAGAAACCTTTGTGTTCCCTACATTAAAGGTAGTACCTGATTCTGGTGGTGCAGGTAATATTGAAATGCGCGTGCAGGTATTATGTGGCCCTGTAAGTAATATAGGGTCGTTCACCTTTAATGTAATGCAAGTAGACCAAACAAACATAACGAGACCATAATCATGGAAGATAATAGAGAAGCCCTGTTAAAGCTAGATGCCCACGAGCGCGAATGTGCACAACGTATGAAAAACATACAATTTCAACTAGATACTGTTGATAAGCGTTTAGATCAGGGTATGCACAAATTTAAGAGTATAGAACGTCTATTATGGCTTCTTTACCCACTAATTTTGGGGTTGGACGTAATTGGTCAAAAACTTATTTAAGTTCAGCTTTTTATGGTTGTTCGCGTTTAATGTTCTTGCTGATAATGCGCAGGATGGTAGCTTAAACACCTATAATGGTGAAGGTAGTACGGTGTCGAGTAATAATACTACTCAAGATGACTCAGTATCTAATACCTACAATGGTGCAGGGTCTAGTAGTGAAATGCCTGTAGGTAGCGCCATAAGCCCTAGTTATATGTCTAATGGTATGGATACGTGTTTAAAAGGGTCAGGCGGGTCGTTACAGACGGTAGGCGTTGGATTATCTAGTGGTACGTATGAAGTTGATCCTAATTGTGATAGACGTAGAGACAGTAAATTACTATCAGATTTAGGTATGAAAGTAGCTGCTGTAGCTAGAATGTGTCAGTCAGTTGATGTATGGAAAAGTATGTTTGTATCGGGAACTCCCTGTCCTATACTATCTAATGGTAAACTTGTAGTAGGTAAAAGGGCTTTCTTGGTAATGAAACAAAATCCAGAAACTTACATTCCTGACTACAACAAAAAGACCAAAGATTGGTATAATACAATTTTAAAAATTGGAGAGAGCGTTGACGATGAAGAAGATGATGATATTACCTCTATTAGTGCTAGGTTCCGTAGCTCACTCCAGTGAGTTGGACAACTTAATTGACACCTCATCTGCTATTGTAGATCAAATTGACAGAGGCATTAAACTAGTAGGTGCTGCACAAGAATACTCTTATCATGGGCATAGCATGTCTGATGGTACTGTTTCGGGCAGTGCTCACATAACTACTGAGCAGATTCAAGCATATAACATGGCTTTATCGGGTATGAGTACATACTTACCTTATGGGTCTGTGCAAGATGTACTTAATGAGCGTGCCACACAAGAATTAGAGCTTATGGATAATGCTATTGATACGTTTACCGAAGTAGTTGTTGAGATGGTACAAGTTGTAGAAGTAGCAGAAATGGCGGAAGCAGCATCTACCCCAGATGAAGAAGCAGAAGTACAAGAGTTCGTAGCTGCTAACCAAGAAGTGTTGACTATCAGTCAAGAAGAAGTAGAGACCTATAACCAGTCTATAGACGACATTGAGACGCATGCTAACCAAGCTAGTGCGTTCATTGCCGTTGCCGAAAACCAAGAGGCGGTAGATTTCTTACAGCAGGGTGCTGAGAACAACAATACTACTGCAGAACAAGCTACTGTGTCTTATTCAGCTAACAATCAATGGGTACAAGTTTCTTGGGCTAACAGTAACAATGCTACTGCAGTTTACCTTAACGGGCAGAATTATGGCTTAGACTTATATGCTACTGAATCGGATATACTAACTGTGGGTGGGCAGTCTGAATATTATCTAACTGGGCCTACTGCACAAGGTTACAACTGTTTTATGTCTCAAGGAGACTGTAGTGAGTATTGAGGACAGCGAGCTAAAGATTGGTGGTCAGACGTTTAAAGGCGCTTGGATTGCTGTAGTATTAGCTATTGGTTCTACTATTGGTGGTGGTGTATGGACGGCTAGTAGCCTATACTCACGGTTAGAAGCTGTTGAGGCGATACAAGTACC